GTGGAATCACTTATGGTGAATTCCCCTGACTGTTGGCAGAGGCTATCTACGGTTAAATAGATAACAAATTTATAAAAACACCCTGTGGGTGAAAAATGATTTGTTATCTCACACGGCGCCAAGCGTGCTTCACCCTCTATTGTAATGTCCTTGTTAGTTGTTCCTAACAATGTTTAAACCTCTGAGAGGGTAACATTACTACAGAATGTAGTTTTATCTGTAGAAAGCTGGAGCTCCTACTAGAAAAGTAAAATTAAGATCGTCTGCTGCTGCTTTCAAATAAAAACCTGTTAAATTTTGTTTAGTTGCAGAACGAATTTGAATTGGAGAATTATCGAATGTTCTTGAAGACATTGCTAATAATTCTGAAGGGTTGTAGAACGGCTTCTCAATCTCTACAATTGGATTAAGAGAAGTATTCTGAATATGTGCGGCACCTGAAATGTCTATATCTTGTCCTGAAGGTATCGGTGCTCCATCTACTATCACTAAATCTGGAGAAGTAATACAAAATTTGTATCTCCATCCACCATGATAAAAACGATAGAGATAGGATATGATATCAACTAAAGACTGACGTTGATTTTGAAAATCTCCGATGCCTTGGAGAGGCTCAATATTTACAGTACCATCTATTTCACCACTAGTGGTGAATCTACGAGTCAATGCGCGTAGGGACACAACCATTTCCCCCATAGTTGTAGCTTTATGTGAATTATCTTGCACAGTGGTTAAATTTTGATCTAAACCATCATGTGCAATGAGAGTACTAGGTGTGAATGTCACTGTACCCAAACTACGTGTTTGAATGGTCATTGAAGTGGTAACATATTGATATGTACCTGCCTGGAATACTACTGGTGTATAATCCATCTGAAAAAGTCCATTCGAATCTTTAGAAGTTTCGACTACTCGCTGTGCATTTATTGTTAAACCGCCAAATTCCTGAAGAACAATATTACTTGGGTAAATTATAAATTCACTGTCACAAGTAACCTCTCCATTCCCAATAATGTCTTCAGTAGTTAATTTCATTTTATTGATGTCATCGGCTGGAGTAGTCGTTATGTACAGAACTTCAGTATCAAAAATGGGAGCATCTCTTATAACCCCCACAGTATCGGCAGAATATTTGTAAGTAACAATCTGAGTTTTGGTTGATTGCGCAAAATCAACAAACACCTGTTCATTTTCATTAATGTATTGTTGATCAATGCCGGATTTCAATGACGAAACTCCAATAGCGTACGATGGTCTACCAAAGGATTTTAATACAGTGGTAGTGGAGGAAGGCATAAATATACGTTCTATATTAATTTGACTCTTATTAAAATCGCCAATTGGAGTAAATACCCGAGTAACAGTACCTGGTTCTGAAAGTTCAAGGTCATTCCAGTGAACCCAAGCATATAAATCTACTTCCTGGGCTACAGTTGGGGCGGCAATCAGAGAATTCAAAACTGAAACAACCACAATACCTGTCCATGTATCTGTATTCGGAGAACCGTCGTCATCATTCACTTTGTACCATTTATTGCGCATGACTGATGGTATATCAATAGATACACCCTCTGCATCCACTTGAGATATGTCAATTATGGAGGTAAAAACATCCTCAACTGGTTGTGCTTCAGCAGATCCATATGGAAAATATTGAACAAGGAGACGTCCTTGATGGAAGCTCGTTTTCGCAAAATTAATGCGAATTGTCATATTGCCTCTCCACCATCTAAAGAGTGAAGAGACCAGCGCAGAAGGTGGTCCTTGGTAAACTCGTCGTGAATTTACTTCTATTGAGAAAGAATATGGTGCTGGATGCACTGGGAAAGCACCAATTACACTCTTATAATCATCTGTGACAGTCCATACTGCTCTGCCATAAACAAAAGGCCGTTGGCCTACATAGGCTATTGCCATCTCATCATCTTTTGAGAAAGTGACTGTACCATCTACTTGATTATCAGGGCAAGCTGCTAATACTACGGATTGATCTATTCCTTGAACGTGGGTAAAACCCTTTGCAGGAACATTTGAATATACACTTACTTTTTCTGCATCTCTTACTCTAGACCATCCAAAAAAGCTTGCTACTCCACTAACTGCACTCGCTATCCAAGAAACTGGTTTGGCAATATCTCCTATGACTGGGATGTCAGAAACTACATCTGCAATATTACCTACAGTATCGGCAACTTGTGACACGATACCTTTCTTAGATGCTTTTTCATCTTCTCCATCGTGAGCAAGAGGTTCACAGCAAAATACTTTATCAATACTACATTTGACTGTATTAGTATTAGGTGCCATTCCATAAAACTGAGGATTCTTAAGCTTAGCTAAGATAGTATATGAAACTTTGGTAGTATCATCTGTAGATTTGAGAGGCATTAATACAGACAAAGTTACACGCGACAAAGACTCACCAATTCGATGATTTATTACTTGAAATTCTGATGAGTATGGTACACTTAATTCTACTGCGCGTGAAGGGTGCTGTAAATTCAATTCTACTCCAGGAAAAGAAGTAATTGATCGCAAGTGCTCGTTAAGATGAGATCTTTGTTTAGAAACTTCATTTTCATATGGATGATTCCACATCCACAATGATCCTTGCTGAAATGGTGTAGCTTGTACTCGAAGTTTCACATCTACATCTGCTCTCATATAAGCAATATTTGACAATTTACTATCTACAAAAGATGATCCCAATGTGATGGCAGAAGGCAAATCAATAGTAATAAGCCTTGGTTGCTTGTAATCTGGATCAAGCAATTGAGTCTGTGACATATTGCCAATAGGTTCATCAGTAGATAGCCATTCGCCATTTGCTACAATTACATCGCGGCATACTGATTCCTCCAATCCTTGATCTATAATTCTATATAGATTTTGGGAAGTATATGCACTGTCCATAGTTCGGTCCATAGTCTGTACAACATTCGCTTCATTCATAGTAGTTGATACTTGAGTGGAAGATTGTACTACCTGATCGCCAAAATTGGCGGGAGTTGATGCAGCAATTGTGCTGCTGTTGTTAGTTGAAGTTTGATTAGCAGGTTAATTTTTAAGAGCACCATGTAAACATGGCTGCCGATCTAACCCAGGATGGCTGCTCCGAAGTCTATTGAGCTTTTGGAGGGCTGCTCGCAGGACGCTCTCCCTAAATAGGGGACCTAAAAGCTGGATAGCAGTGTATGCAATTTACTAGACTACATTATATGCATACAAGATCACATCCATAACCAATTTGGGGCCAGGCTTTGGCTTTTACCTGTTGATTCTTGATCTAATTGTTTTAATGACATTTGTTCATATTCACTAAAAGTACACAAACGCGAATCAATATTACGCTTGCGACATTCATTCCGGATTTTATTACTAAATGAATTGAAGAATTCTTCACCATGATAATGTGCTTCAAAGGCTGCTGTCGTCAATACTTGATCACACCATGCATCTTGATCAATTCCTCTCTTAGTCCACATTACCATATCTTCAATTGTGTCTTTACTAATAGGACATACGTAATTACCGTCTCTCAACTTGAATGTTCTTTTGAGAAAGTTCACTTCATCCAACGAACGAAATGGTACGCATTTACCGGTCTTCTCTTCATCTGTGTATTCATGGCCTGTCATGTCCATAAATTTAGTGATAGTTTCCTGATTGAACCAGTCTATAATTAGTGGAGATATTCCTATGATTGAATCATCTCCATAAAAGACAGCTGCCACTCGCTTGCGAAAGTGGGACAGCGTTTGTGTTTCCCCTCTCTCACCTTGCGCAAGCAAATAACAATATCTAAAAATAAAACTGTTATATAGACAATTCAATAAAGTGGTCAATGGATTTCCAGAAGGTTGAGAATGATTAAGCTGTATGACCTGATTTCTGAATATTATAGGTGCATTCACAAGATATACAAATAAGGTCTGTCTCACGAGTTTATTGGTTTCTCCATCATCATACCATGATGAGATAACGTCAGCAATCCGGAATAAAATCTGGCTATTAAGTGAACCATCGAAGTTACTAAAATCACCAGCAATGACAGGACCTCCCTTAGAAAGGAGTCTCTTGGCAATCCTATTCCAATCTTGTGAATAAACATTAGTTCCTAGTCCTATCTCATTTTCAATTCTGTTTTCACAGCAGTGTTTAACAAAACCTAGAGTGTATTTACGTATTAATGTGGAGAGGGCTATATTGCAAGCTGTGAAAACACGTGTCTTATGCAATTTTTCAATAGGTCTTCTCTCATCTTTGAGGGAAGCTGTAAATACACCATGGTGCAACAATGCAATACCTTGTTTTGCTGCTTCTTCCATCTCGTGCACAGCATCCAATAATTCTGGATTATCTACGATGTATTCATCTCCATTACCCAACCACTTAGTTTTTCCCGGTTTACCTGCTCGGTCATGAATATATGGATAACCTGGTGAAGTTGATCTATTAAGACCATCTATAAATTCACATTCATGTATACCTGCAATAGCCTCTGACGTGGTTAAAACGCGCTTAACTTCCTGTTCAGCATTTGAAGTACTTAAAAGGTTGTTGATATCGTTCTCACACTTGTCTAGAAGCTGTTCATCAAGTAGTACAGTCTCTTTGGTCATCTTTTGAGCATTCTTGAGTAGGGTATCTTCACCAGGAACATGAAGTATAGCAGGAGCTTTCTTCACCTCAAAAATTCCATGTAATGGGCTTGGTCTAATGCTAGTTTCACGTGGCAAAGTTACACCTTTTCGGACTCTGCCAAGTGATAAAGAATTCGAAAGTGGAGAGACATCCTCAGGTTCATAACTACATTGTGCCATAACTTGTTGTTTAAATCCTTCACATGCCTCTTTCAGCATTTTCTGAGTCACAATTTGAGCAAAACCTTCACCTGATCGTCCAGCACAGTGTACACCGAAAATCTTATGAGTCATTGATGTATTATATATCATCAAAGGACTCCCACAATCACCTGGTTCTGCATTAGTGCTGTAAGTGGCATAATCTAAAATCAAATTCTTATGACCTCCAGGAGAGTTTGAATAAATCTCTTGATCAAAGATTTTGACTTTCTCAACCACTTCTATCATGGGCGCAAGACAAGGTTTCATTTCATGTGTTTTAAACATCCGTGCTTTTCCTGTCTCTAATGCTGCCTTGATATTACTCACTGAGGAATGATCCATAAAGTTAGAAATAATATCACTACGTGGGTTAATATTTGCACTCACTTCTATGAGGCACATATCCAATTCACGCCCATGTTTCTGAAGTGCAATCTTATTAATTACAGTAAATGGATGACGCACTTTTCCAGGATCTCCGACATTAGTCATAGTGAAAGATTTCACATCACGCACAAAATGAGCGTTAATTAACATTAACCTCCCTTTCACGAACAATCCATTTGTTCTTCGACCAGTATCGGAATAACACCGCACTAATTGAGTGTTATAAACTTTCTCTCCAACTTGAGTGGTATTCTTATCTGATGACATTTGTGCATAAATTTCTCCATCTTCCGAAAAGAGCAATTTGCGTGCTTTAGCATCTTGATGTGATTCTGTCAACAATATTTGCTTGATCTTGGGATCTTGATGAGATTCTGTATACAAGACCTTTGAATTCTTGATATCCTGGTGGGATTCAGTGTAAAGAGTCTTTTTATTTCGTTGTTCTTGATGAGACTCTGTCATAACACGCTTACAATATTTCTGATCCTGATGTGATTCTTCCATAAGAGCTGTTTGGAAGTACCCCTTTCCTTTGCTTTCCGCGTTTACGCAATAATTTATTAAATCATTATTCACTTGACGCGCAAAACCTGGATGCACTTCAATACCACATTCAATAGCCTTTTCATTGACATATGAAAACCATTGTGAAAAAGTGACTGGATGGTAAATGAATAGTCCACTATGTTTGGCATTCACACCTTTTTCAACCATTGGGACTGAAACAATGGGATTAGCCTTAAGTTTCTTGCACAGTCCACAATTAATGAGACACAATCTATGGGCAAAAAGCTCATAAACATGTCCTCCATTAGCCAATAAAGATGCATATCCACACTTACCAAAAGCAATGTGTCCAACAGTTATTAAACCAGTAAGTGTAATTACAAAAGGAACAATTAATCGTAAATTGTCCATTATCCACACAACAACTTTGTGAGAAATATTTTTAACATCCATCCATTTATCGGCAACCCATCCTTTAATTCTTTCAACTTTTGACAAGTCAAGAACTTCATCTTCAGCTAAAATTTCTTCAGTCACACTTCTTAGTGCCTGTGTATCAATCTCTTCTTCATAATATGGATACAATTTACCTTCTCTTTCTACAATATTAATATATGTACCCACTGACAAATCTTGAATAGCCAGAAATAATTCTTCTGTCAATTGATCTTGAATGTTGGGATCAAACAAAATATTATCAACTGTTCTTCGAATAATTGTATCGCCATCATGTGCTTGAGGAAAATCAAAGCATTCTTTAAATTCATCTGATTCTTCAGCGATGAACAGACTTCCATCCTTAGTAGAATGGTCACTCTCATTACAGGATCTGAAATAATTTATCTTGTCAAACAATTGCTGGTAAGACATATTCTCACGATGTCGTTGACCTGTAATGTGATCGACATATGACACATCACAAGAGTATATGTTACGAGAAGGCTTAATTATCATCTTTCCAGAGCGTGCTTTCTCTTGAATTTCAGCATCTGTAACGCCTGGATTCTGCTCCTTGAAGAGTTTTACTTTGTCAACTACCGTATATGTTGCATTACCAACTTGTGCATTATGACCATATCGTGGATCAACCTTCACTTCAACATCAAGTGTTATCCTCCTACGGAAAGCATCTGGACATTTAAGGCTAACTGGTGTTGGGTTCCTATCATTTGTAGTAATGAAAACAAAATCTGCATTAAAATATGTTTCTTTCTTGTCCTCAACTGCAGACATGTGAAGTTGATATGGATCAGTATTAGATATCCTGATAATTTCCATATATTCAGGATTAGGTGCCATGATTGAATCGGGTAATTGAAAAGCATCATCGTACTTAACAATCTTATGATGATTGCAATAACCATCCCAATATTCATTCTCAACCTTGCGATCAAAAACAAGATTTCTATACTCTGCACCTGCATAATATTTATCTGTTAGATCCTGAACACAAAGTTGCATGAGTTCAGTCTTGCCCACTCCTGAACGTCCATACAATTTAATGATTACTGGTGGCACTCTAATGTCATTGTTTAATGACACATTCACACGTGCAAATTCTACGGCAGGTTTCATCGTGATGCGTGCTGTTCTACATGCAACGGCTACTTCCTGATCTTTTCTAGCCAATGCCAATTGTTCATAATCTGACAAAGTTTCAAACAATTTAATGATTTTAGAACACGCCACTTTGGAGCGCGCACAATCCTGCTTATATGGCAAAGACATTACTTTAGTTGAAGCAGCAATCATCCTTTCAATATTAGGGTACTGTTTATCTTTCTTAAGTTTGTCACGAGTAGTACCAAAAAGTTTCATTGAAAACCAATCTTCTATGGATTTGAAAATAGAAGTGATGGCTTGCCATGTCTTCTCTATACCAGCTACTCCACGGCCAACAATACCGCTAAAAGTTAATATCTTGGTTGCTGAAAATTCAATTCCAGAACAAAAGCATAGGACTGTAGTGACTATTGCTGTTAATGCAGTAGGAACATAAGTTCCATATTTGTGCCAAATTTCTTGTATATAATCACCATCACCATCATGCTGCATTACTGGAGCCTGTAAAAATTTCTCATAGAGAGCAATATCGACTCCAAAATCAAGGCACAGATCACAGAAACATTGCCAGAAGGGTATAAAAGACTTTAAAGCTATTGAATTCAATAGTGCTGACAAAATCTTTTTGACTGGCAAAAGAGAAAAATTCTTCTGTACTGAAGTAGTGAAAGCTTCCAAATTTACCTTCATAGTCTCTAACATTGAAGAAATTGTAGCAGTTAGAGATGTAATTGAACTAGCTGCATTATCAACTGAGTTCAAAGTGTCAGGAAGCTGATCAACTGATGCTGTAGCATTATTCCAAAGAGATGTCAAACGTGAGAAGAAACCATCATGTGCATCAATAGGATTAAACAATTCCTCAACACCATCTAGGTAGGAATATTTACGACATCGGCGCTCAAATTCATCTATAGCTCTATTCTCATCACATTTCCTCAAGTGACACAGATAAGCATTTCCTGAATACAATAATACCTTATGGGTATGTGCTTTCAAACGACGTCGCGCTACCTTACGTGCTTCTATTGCTCTGCTTCTCATTTTCTTTTCATAATGATTTTCTCCGTCATGTGCCATTATTTCATCATCAGTTTTTCCTTTCTTGATGATGACACTTCGAGTGATTTTAATCTCACGTTTCTCTGTTACAAGTTTGCCATTTACAATCTGGTAATCCGTCTCGGTCTTATATGTTACTGTCTTTTCTCGGACTGTTTGCCGTATGCACTTACAGTTACAATAACTGTAATTCATACATGCGTCACAAGCTAAGCCATCTACCATACAAAAAGGTTTAACGAAACATTCCTGATCACAGCAATACTTGCTTTTCACAGAATACGCCACACACTCACCACTCACCACACCAAAAGTAGTAGAAGTCATCATAGTATATCAAAGTCGGGAAAGCAGTCTATTAAATGCAGGCGGTAGTGGAGATCCTGTCCCATCTTTTAGTGTACCCGGGGGATCAACTCCCGGTCAGATCCAAGAACTAGGAGGTATTTGAATAAATTCTTCCTTTGCTAGTCCCAATACACTTCCGGATGGGCGGGTTTTAACCACAGGGGCCATAGACATAAATCCCTAGAGAGCCCTCTTTCAACTGTCGAGGCTGAAAGATTGATAGAGCCATTGTGATATTTTGTTGAAGATTTACATGTTCACATAATATCAAAAGAACATGGGAAATGTTATCCCATTAATGGATTTGCGGTCCTGGGTACGCCGTTACCATAGGCGGATTGTTAAGGTACAATTTTAAACCGGCAAAGACAGATTGCCACTGGGTCCGCTCTGCTCAAAGAAATGATCACATGTGCTCTGCAGTGATGCTAACATTCACAATGAGCTAGACTAGCTGAGCATTGATTCGCTAGAATAGTGGATGTGAATTCGTTTCACGAACGTTGAAAAAGCCATTTGTAATATGCATTTGGCATTATGGTGGTGACTGATTAGGGAAAACCTTAAAAAGGGAGATATTACATATTAATCATGTCTTTTTAAAGACCACCACAAATACTTAGGGCATGCTTACGCAAGATCGGAAG